TGCTGTGGCTGTTGTGATAGTTGTTGTATTGTCATTTAATGCGTCTAACGTTGTATCAGCACCAGGGTATAAACCATTGGTTGAATCTCCTAATTTGTTTATGAAGATATATTGTGATTGATTGTTAATTACATCGTAGTAATAATTAGAACTACCATCAGAGTTTTTAGCGTCTGACGCTAAAGAAAGTCCTTGATATTTCTCAATTACATTATTGACAGTTCCTGTTAATTTGCCATCTTCATCAATAACCAATACATGAATTTCATCGCCATCAACATCTGATGACGCTGCTGCAGATGCAAAACCAGTTGACCCAGTTGTAACATTTGCTCTGTTTGGTGCGATATCGAAGTTAGCTCGCATTAATGTTTTACCTGCTTCAGCTTCAGTTGATGCTGAGCCAGCAGTGTAAGATGCAGGTGTTCTGCCAATGATTACTTTCAGACTATTACCATAAGCTCCAGGGCATCGGGCTAATGCATAAACCTTTGAAGATATCGAACTCTGTTTAGCATAAAAGTCAGTTAAATTTAATATCTGCTCTTTTGCTTCTGGGTCCGCACCCGTTGTAGTTAATGCATCGCCAGTACCAGCTGTTGCTGTGATAGTATCTGAACCAGCTATGCCTTCAGTCGTTGATAACGCCTGAACAGCACGAGAGATTTTCAGTGTGCTTCCGTATTTAAGAAATCCTGCCGCTTGAAGAAATTCTTTAGCGGTGGACTCATCGGGCTTACCGAATATCTCGGCGAGGTCGTTTTCGGAACTAACAGTTGTTAATTCTCCCACCGAACCCCATTTGAATTTTCCTGAAAATCCACCAATCGATGTTGATAGAGCAGGAATGACGTTAGTTAAGTCAATTTCTTTGACTTCTACGCCTGGAGAGACTAAGAATCCCATAATTGTACCTCTTTGTTTTCAGTTAATAATTGTATGTTAATCATCATAAGTTTATTTCACTCGTCTCTATTTATAATAGTTTGATTTTCTAGAGTTCATTCCACTTCTGTCTTTGCTCTATCATTTCTCCGTAACTACTATCTGCCCTGCCATCATTATAAAATCCAAAATCCATTAATTCATCTTCAGCTGCCTGTTGGTCTCTAAATAATAATTCTTTAAGATTAACTGTGTCAATATCTCCAAAAGCTTCAGTCGATACAAACCAAGAGAATAATACTAGATTCATTACCATGTCGTCGTGAAATCCTTTATCAGCCTCATACGAATTACCTCTAGGGACAAAAGTAGATAATTCTAAAATAGTATCTGCGTCTACTAATTTTATTCCACCCTGTTCAACTAAGTCTTTCATATTAGAGCACCCAACCCTTTTAATCTTTTTAGTCATAGTAACTCCAATGCCACCTCTTCGAATAGCGGATTCTACAAATGTATTTTCATATTCTAAATCATAATATACACCATTACATACAACCTGGCCTGCATCATTACTTTCGATTATAACAATAGCTTCATTATAATAATTAGCTGTATGAACAATAACATCGGGGAAAAGCAATGGTGAGATAAGATTATTTCTAAATGTAGCCACTTGTCTAAATGGTCTAGAAGTCATATCGATAACAGAAAATGTTGAATAATCTTGGCCTCTTCCTTTTGATACATCAACTACTATTACATATTGGTAATTTGGTTGAACTTCTTCATATATCTTAACATCTCTAACCATTTTCATTGGGTCTTTAGCCTTTAGTCCTAGAAGTGTATCAGCTGATATTAATGTCGCTGAACTCCCCACAAATTGATTTCCAAACTCTTGTATGAACTGGGTCTCTGATGTATTTGCAATTGTCTGTTTCTTCCATTCTTCATCTCGACCTGGTACATCCCACCAATCAACTCTGAATGGTTTATATTCATTTGCTTCTTGAGTAGCGCCTTCCCATAATTTATAAAACATATTTCCTACACCATTAGGAGTAGATGTTACTATTACTTTGGTTTCTTTACCTGATGAAATTACAGGATAAGTAGATGTATAGAAAGTGGTAGCATTCTCAACGAAAGCAAACTCGTCAAGGAATAGTAAGTTAACAGATTGACCACGAATAGATGAAGAGGTTGTGGCTGTTGCAATAATCTTTGAATTATTAGAAAATTCTAATGACCCTTTATTTAAAGTTCGAGTACCTGGTTGTAAAAAATATGGAAGATTTTCTAAAGCCAAAGTAACTCGAGATAACATTTCTCTTGCAGTCTGTCCTTTATTTGCTAGGATTGCAATTGTCTTTTCTGGTTGAAAGATAGCATACCATAAAATATAAACAACAGATGAAATAGATTTACCTGATTGTCTACAGGCAAGAACAACAGAGAATCTGTTATCATTAAAATGCTCAAACATTTTCTCTTGGTAAGGATATAAGTCAAACGGAACTAATCCTTTATCGAGATTGATAACCTTTACATAGTTTTTCGCGAAATGTATGGGGTCTTCCATACACCTTTTATATTCACTAACTTCTTCTTTAGTGAAGTTATGAGTAACTCCGTCTCTTTTTACTTGAGAATTACCATTATAACCACTAATCAATTCTTGGTTCATCATTCTTAGCCAATAACCTTTGTAAATCTGTAGTCGACCCTACAAATAAATTGTTTTGAGTCAGATTATTTGGTTTCTTGCTTTCTTCATTATTTAATTTGTCAAGCTCATGACGTTTCTTTTGTAAATCAATTAATTGTGTAGTCATATCAGCAGATGTTTTAAACATCCCAGCAAGAACTTCAAATGCTCTTGGATGTTCTGCTTCGGCTGCAACCTGCATCATGTGGTCAAGAGCTTCATCTGATTTATTTAATAAATTCTTTAAATTATCTCTAGCTAAATTATAATCTTCTTCGGCATGCTTAGTTAAATCTACTTCTTTGTTTATCGGTCTAATAGATTTTGAATTGGCAGCTAAAGCATCAGTTATTTTTTCTAATTTATCACTCATTGTTTTATGTCCATATTAAATACCATTCTAGTAACACCAGATGTCAATCCTGTTACTAATTCACCTTCAAGATATTGAGCTTCTGCATTATTTACAGTTACAATCTCATTAGAACTAGTTAAGACAATAGATTGCCCTAATGTTGACCCGCCTTGAATAAATTCTCCGATAGTAAAATCTGTTAACTGACCACTTGGTATGGTTGCAGTAATGGTATCTGAATCTATTATTCGATTAACCCAACCAGAAGTAGGAAGCACCAAACTATCTGCTCCATTAGTTGCAATTAGTTTAGTATCTTGTTTTAGTTGCCATTCAGTTCCCGTATAAGAAATCAATAAACTTGAATTATCTTTTGGAGAATTGGAGCCAGAGGTTGGTGAGTTCATTGAATAAGACGGATAGTTATTAATTCTTCCAACTCTACTATATTTTCCACTCATTGTAATATCATTGATTCCTGCAACACCTATCACCAAGTCAGTGGCTGTGCCATCTGTATCACCCAATAAACTTCCTGGTATAGTTATTTGATTATCACTACTATAAGAAAAACCACCACTATCAACACTAATATTTGTTATTGCACCGGTCTTATCTAAAGAAACATCAAATCGTGATCCAAATCCAGTAGTTGATGTTCCAGCGCTTATATTACCACCAAGATTTTCTCTTACGAATGTAGGATTATAATTGGCTATAGTATCAGAATTTGCTGCATCACCCGATGTTATACTAAAAGAAGTTATTTCGCCATAAGGTGAATTGCTATTAGGTGAATCTAAATGTGGTGAATTAACTCCTGTTACGGATAGAACTAAATTTGTATTATGATATGGTGATTGAGATATGGTTATAGTATCATTAATAGCAAATTTCAATCCAACATCATTTATAGATACTCCAGTTGTTTGACCGGTTAATCCATTTACAATTGTAGAGAATGAAGCGCCGGTTCCTATACCACTACCTGACGATGATAATAATGGAAAAGATATATCAGTATCATCATTTGCTAACCTGCCAATATCTGCACCTGTACCACTAATTGTGTTAATACTTGAAATTGTTCCTAGATTTGATAGGCCTGATAAATTTATATCACTAGGAATAAAAGTAATTTTCTGAACATCGTCTGGGTCAATCAAAGAAGTAAAAGTTCTTAATGTTCCACTAGGTGAATCTTGATTTACATTAATGGTTGTTAATTGGTCTGCATCAGTAGTATTAACCACATTACTAAAATCAGCAATATCAGTAGAGACTCTATTAATAATGCTAAGCTTACTAGTATCAGGTGCAAATCTAATTCTTACCGTAAAATCTAATGTGTAAATGATTGTTCTTCGACTTTCTACCGTTGATTCATAATCATCTGAAAAAGATACACTATTAAGAATAAATGGTACATCTGTTTTTGAATCTGGGCCTTCTATCCCTTTAATTGCAACCGTGTATTCAGGTGAGAAAGTTGGAAGTATTTGTTCTACTATTTGTAAAGCATCTTCTTGATTTCTAGCCATTATATTTAATTGCATTCCTAAAGTATATGGAACACTCTGATACATAGATGTTCTTTTATTTGGTGAATTACTTCCAGTGCTTAAAGTCCTATTTAACCTATTTAATTTTGTAGATGTATCATAATCAATAGATGTTATTTCGAAAGACATTCTTGGTAACTTAAGAGCTACTCTTTGATTTTCAAGAGACTCATTCATTCTATCTAAAAACTTAGCTCGAGGTCCATACGAAATAGGAACTCTCATTATATTAGAAATTTTATTACCACTATGTCTACCCACAACAATATTATTAAAGATAGTACCAAATACTGATACGACTCTTTTTATAGTGGCATGATAAAAATGTACTCCGTTAAGCATTGTCGTTTGGCTCCCCAAATGGATTTAATTCACTAAAGTCTAGATAATTATTATTTATAGCCTCGAAGTCGGCTGCATCGTTAAACTCATCATTTGAATAAACTTCAGATGTCAAATCTTCTGCCGAGGCTACAGTTGCAGTTGCTGATGACTTGGAACCTACTATAGTGTCACCTACTTTAATCTTATTGACAGTGCCGTCAGTAACAGTTAGTGTTCCAAGATTTAAAATGATTGGTGTTTGGTCTTCATCAAATCCAAGAACTTCTGTGGTTCCAGTAGATGAATCTGCAAACGTAATAGTAACTTCTTCTCCGATTTCAAATCTAGAAGTTGACGTGTAATTGATTCCAATACTCGTTGTAGCTTCGTGAATCTTCTGAACATCATCAATCAAATCAAGTCCAGTATCAATATCTTCACCTCTATATTCAAATAATTCGCAAGATAATTTATATACTACAAGATTATTTAATTGATAAAATGGTTGTTCATGCTCTACAAATTTTAATTCAAATAAAGATTTAGAAAGTGGAATATAAATTAAGTCACCTTCTTTTGGTCGAGTAAGAGTAGAACCTCGTGTTGCTCTTCCAAAACTTCTTCGAGCTACAATCAAATTTACTTGGTCTCTTATCTCAAGACCAAACTTTCCAAGTAAGTCTCCATCGCCATCGAAGCCTTCAGTATTTTCAATATACATTTCAACGAGGTATGAATCGGTAAATTTAGATTCAATTGTTTCATTGATTATATCATCTGAACTAATGATATCGCGTGGAATATAGTAGACGTCTTGGCCATAAATACTTAGCGCCTCTACAACCATATCTTCGTAGAGGTCTTTCTCTGCTACAGAGCCCTGTGAAAAATAAGTATTTCTTGCCATAATATCATCTCGTTATCCTACATAGAATGCTGGCGGCATTTCATATTTTAGTTGAACTTCTTCTTCTATCTTTTGGATTTCTTCGTTAGCTTCATCATAAATCTGTTGACCATTCATTGTAACTCCACCAGGTAGTTGCATGCCATCAAACTTTTTGATGTTTATACCCCATTGTCTTTTAATCAATGCAGTTAAATATCGTTTTAAGAACATATCATTATATACCTTTGTAGAAGTTGGTTCTGTAGGTGCATCAACATCTGTTCCAGAGCCATAAGTAGATGCAGTCGATGATGTATCTGGTACTATCATTTCATAACCTTCAAATATAATATATTGGTCTGCTACTAAATCGGTACCCCAACGGGTTTCGATATAAAGTCTATTGATATGTCGATTAAATCTTGTTGTTTGGTCTTTCCCATCAAACATATGGTCTATTAATGCAAGATGTTGTTGAGTCATAGAATAATTTAACATCCCACTTGCTGCTTTATTTAGATCATATAAGCCATTTAACATCATTTGATATTCAATATTAAAATCACCTCTACCACCTTCATTTATATCAAAAGGAAGTACCCGTGTAATTGTTAAGTAAGTATCAGGTATGGTTATATATTGATTAGCAATATCTGCAGATGTAACTTTATATTTTCTGAATCGGCGAACAGTGGCATCTGAGTGATACTCTTGATAGAATTGCAAAGCTTCATCAAGACGGTCACCTAATTGGTCATCATCTACATTTATCTCAATTACTGGAGCTCCTAAAGCTCTTAAGCAATAATCGACTAACGTTTGTCTAGAATATGGTTTCGACATATATCTATTTATAATAAATCAATGGTTGAATAAACAACAAAAGACTATTAGTTATGTTAAATCTCCCTCTTGAGAAACATAGCCATTAGATGATGGTGGCCATACAGTATTTGCATAAACCTCTTCCTGAGCTGTTGGAACATTTGTCCTACCTGCCCCACCTGTAGTAACATTACTGATATTTTTACCAGCTTTGATTCCATAATTACCATCTTGAATCCATGTAATTGGACCATGTTGAATAGCTTTCCAACCAAACATATAATGACCATGACCTCCACGACCACCTCGAGCACCTGCATTACTACCTCTACCACGATTATTTCCACCATTACCACCCCAACATCTAATTGTCGGGTGACCAGTCATTTTATTGAAAACGATTTGAACTGTTCCACCGCCGCCTCCACCTCCTGCACCGGCGCCAGAGCCAAAAATTGAAGACCCTCTTCCTCTTGAGGCTTTACTATTCATTTGTTCGTGGTCACCATCACCTCCAGCTTTACGACCACCTTGACCTTTTTCTCTAACTGAATGGTGGTCCAAATCACCTAATAAATCTTTTGGGTGATGAGCTTCACCTTGAACATGTAACAATGTTCTTTCACCATCAATACTATTACCAATTGTTGGAAATTCTATTTCCTGCGCTACTATACAAATCTGTCCGCCACCATTTCCGCCTCTGCCTTGGCTAGAATCTTGATATGGTTCATTTTGATGACCTCGACCACCAAGTCCGCCAAGTCCGCCAGGGGCAATAGGAAAATCATCTCTAACACCAGCTGGTGCTGCAACCTGTCTTGTTGTGTAACCATAATCTTCTTTTAAATGATTTTTCAACGCAGTATCTACATTATATCCGTTGGCACCTTGACCGCCACTACCATTATATCCAGCAGTACCACCATGAGCCGTATATCCCATATTTGGTCCACCTATAGCACTAATATTTCCTACTACACTTGTACCAAAGTTTTTATAATATTTCATTTCTGCTTTATTACTTGCATACCCTTGGCCAGCACCTCTTCTATTTCTTCCACCTCCGCCACCGCCGGCACCGGTTGTTATAGCAAAAGTATCATTATCTACTGAGGCGGTAGTTCTATTTGCATTATGTGCATTTGTCCAAGATTCTTGGTATAATTCTGAACGCCAACCATCATAATCATTACGTCCTGTGTTTGT